ACGAGTATTCCGTCCCCGAGTTCGAAAACCTGCTGATGTGTGCCTTCGTCGATGACACCCTGTCGGTGTTTCCGATGGCGATGCTGACGCCGTGCATGGTGGACCCGGTCGAGGCCTGGCCGGACGTGGACCGGGCGCGGATCCTGCTTGGAGCCGGCCGGCCCTACGCCGGCGAGGTCTGGCTGTCCTATGACCCCAACGGCGACGGCGAAAACGCGGATGCGGCGGCGCTGGTGATCGTGGCGCCGCCATCGACACCGGGCGGCAAGTTCCGGGTCATTGAGCGCAAGTCGTTCAAGGGCAGCCGGTTCGATGAACAGGCCGAGGTGATCCGCAAATATACGAAGCGGTATCGCGTCACCAAGATCGACATCGACAAGACCGGGATCGGCGACGCCGTCTATCAGCTGGTGAAGACCTTCTTCCCGACAGTGACGGGGCACCAGTACGACGCGCTGCTGAAAGCCCAGATGGTCTACAAGGCGCTGGACGTCATCACCAAGCACCGCCTGGAGTTCGACCACGACTTCAAGGATCTGGCCGGGGCGCTGATGGCCATCCGCCGGGCCCTGACCGCGTCGGGCCGCAAGGTCACATACGAAGCCGGCCGCACCAAGACCAGCGGCCACGCCGACCTGGCCTGGGCGCTGCTGCAATGCCTGTTCAATGAACCGATCGAGGCCGCCATCGGGGCGGACGGCGGATCATCCACCGTGGAGATTTTCGGCGATGACGACTGAGACCCTGGCTGCCGCCGCGCCGGCCGAACCTGTTGAGGGCGTGGTCGAGAGCGGGCCGACGGCCTTCGCCCTGGGCGACGCCGAGCCGGTGCTGAACCGGCGCGAGCTACTGGACGGCCTGGACTGCTGGGAGGTCTCGGGCCTGCAAGGACGGTATTATCAGCCGCCGCTGCCCCTGGACGTGCTGTCGAAGGCGGGGAACGTCACCTCGCACCATTCCTCGGCGTTTCGCGTGAAGATCAACCAGCTGCTGCGCGATTTCATTCCGCACCCCCTGCTGGACCGGCAGACGTTCGAGGGCCTGGCGCTGGATCAGCTGGTGCTGGCCAACTTCTACGTCGAGCGGGTCGACAATATCGCCGGTCGCCCGATGAAGCTGAAGCGCAGCCTGGCGCGATATACGCGGCGCGGGGTGGAGGAGGGCCGTTTCGTCTTCCTGTCGGGCTTCATGAAGGAACACTGGTTCAAGACCGGCGCCGTCTTTCACGGCATGCAGCCCTGGCTGGATCAGGAAATCTATGGCGTGCCGGAATATCTGAGCGCGCTGCAGTCGGCCTTCCTGAACGAAGGCGCGACGCTGTTCCGCCGTCGCTATTACATCAACGGCGCCCATGCGGGGTTCATCATGTACGTGGGCGAGGGCGGCCTGACCCAGGAAGACGCCAAGACGCTGCGCGAAGCCATGAAGAACACCAAGGGCGTCGGCAACTTCAGGTCGATGTTCGTTCACCTGCCGAACGGCAAGAAGGACAGCCTGCAGCTGCTGCATCCTGGCGAGGCGGCGGCGAAGGATGAATTTGTGGGCATCAAGAATACGACGCGGGACGACGTGCTGGCCGCGCACCGGGTGCCGCCGCAGTTGCTGGGCGTCATTCCCGCGAACGCCGGCGGGTTCGGCGATGTCGAGAAGGCGGACGCCGTCTTCTATCGCAACGAGATCCAGCCGCTGCAGCAGCGGTTCCTGGCGATCAACGACTGGCTGGGGCAGGAGGTGGTGCGGTTCAAGCCGAGGGAGCCGTCGACAGCCTGAGCTGTGGTCGGGTCCGCCCCGCACAAGAAGGCAGGCTTTGCCGAACAGCTTGGGTGGCGGACAGCAGCCTCGGCTTTCGCGGAAATGAGGCGGAGGCCGGGGTGTTAGCGCACCCAAGCCGCCGAGCCGGAACTCAGCACGTCAGGGGGTGCACGCCCCATTCGCCCCGCCACCGGCCAGACCGGCGGGCGCAATTAGCTGTTGAGTCGAGAATGTTTGCAACGTCCATTAGAACCGTGAAGCCTGTGCGTCCGGTCGCCCCCTACATCGGCGGGAAGAGGAACCTTGCCCGGCGCCTGTGCGCCATGATCGAGGCCACGCCGCATGAGCTGTATGCCGAGCCTTTCGTCGGGATGGGCGGGGTGTTTTTCCGGCGCCGCAGCCGGCCGAAGTGCGAGATCATCAATGACTGGTCCGGCGAGGTGGCGAACCTGTTCCGCTGCATGCGGGCGCATCCGGCGGCGCTGACCGAGTTGACGGCGTGGACCTTCGCCTGTCGGGCGGACTTCGATCTGCTGATGCGGACGGACCCGTCGACGCTGACTGACCTGCAGCGAGCCGCGCGCTTTATCCAGCTGCAGAAGCTGGCCTTCGGCGGGAAGGTGAGGGGACAGAGCTTCGGCGTTCGGACGGATGGGCCGGCGCGCTGGCGATCCGGCCAGGTGACGGAGGATTTACTGGCGGCGGCCGCGCGGTTGGAAGCCGTGACGATCGAGAACCTGGACTGGTCGGTCTTCATGGGCCGATACGATCGGCCCGGGGCGCTATTCTATCTCGACCCGCCCTATTTCGGGTGCGAGGGCGACTATGGCGACGGCTTCGGCCGCGAGCAGTTCGCGGCGATGGCCGAGCAACTGGCCGGCCTGAAAGGGCGGTTCATCCTGTCGCTGAACGACCGGCCGGAGGTGCGCGAGATCTTCGCTGCATTCGAGATCGAAAGCGTCGGGACCCACTACGGGCTGGCTGGAAGGGGCGCCGCGGCCGCGCGAGAGGTGATCATAACCGGCGGCGGCTGACCCTTCTCCACAGCCCGGCGCAGGGTGTGGAACAAATGAAGAACAAACAGCTTGAGCCGTGACGGCCCGGCGCCCTAGAGCGGCGTCGGGTCGGTCAGCTGGTCTGGAGCTGCACCATGCAAACGAACGAAGGGCGGCAGGCGCCGCCGAAGACGATGCCGACGCGCGAGGATAGGGCGCTCGGCGCATTGATGGCCATCTGGCAGCACGGCGAAGCCGCGCGCGCGGATCCGGTGCTGCTGAACATGCAGGCCAGGGTTGCAGCTGAGCTGGCGCGGATCTCGCCCGAGGCGGCGGCCAAGGGCAGGGCTCTGTTCGAACGGCTGGCGGAGCGAGGCTGAGATGACCGCGCAGCTGCCGCATTGAGGAATGGATCGCCGAGAACGTGACCGCGCGCGACCTGGTCGTGTGGCGCGATATCGTCCTGTCCGCCTTCTGCGAGGGATGCCGCGTGTCGCGGGAGATGGACGTCTGGCGCATCGGCGCGCGCCTGGCGGATGATCATCTTCAGGAGTTGCGGTTCCGGTGCCGGGAATGCGGCGTCTATCCGAGCGCGATCGAGATTTCACGACGCGACGGCATGACCGGCCAGAAGCTTCTGATGGTGCCGCTCAGGCCTCGAGCTTGGGATGACGGCCACCGCGAGGATCAGGCGAGGGCGCTCCGGCGGGCGCAAGCGCGCTACAAGGCGAGGTTCGAGAGGGAACAAAAGGCTTGGGCTCGGGCTGAGTCCGCGACCCGCAGGGAGTAGGCCAGGTGTGCAACAACTATCGCCTCCACGTGCCGGCCAACCAGCTGGCGGCGCCGTTCGCAGCGCTTGGCCTACCCTTGACCATGCCGTTGAGCCGGCCGAACCTTGAGCCGGGCGACTACCGCATAGGCGATCGAGCGCCGATCGTCGTGGCGGGCGCGGAAGGGCCGCAGCTGGAGGTGACGCCCTGGGCGTGGAAGGCGCCGACGGGTCGGCCGGTCTTCAACTTCCGATCGGACGGCCGATCGTTCGCGGGCTCGAAGCGCTGTCTGATCCCGGCCGATGGTTTCTATGAGTTCACCGAGCCGAAGGTTCAGGGCAAGAAGACGAAGTGGCTCTTCACCATGGCCGGCCAGCCGTGGTTCTGGATCCTGGGGATCGTCAAGGACGGCGCCTTCGCCATGCTGACGACCGAGCCAGGCCCTGACGTCGCGCCCTATCATGACCGTCAGATCGTGCTGCTGCCTCCGGACGCGGGCGTCCACTGGCTGGACCTGTCGGCCGCCCAGGACCTCATGCTCGCCCCATGCCCCGCCGGCACCCTGGACGTGCGCCGGGTCTGGCCGGAGTAGGGCGCCGCCACCCCGGCC